CAAGCACTACAACCATACCATAGTTTTAAAATATTCACACGCTGGCCTCTTGAAGCTGACTTCTTTGATGATGTTGACATGATAGCCATACCTGGAGGTATTGGGGATGCGTCATCCTTTGAATATCTGCTACGTGAGAACGGAAACCGTGTCCGTGAGTTTGTTGATCGCGGCGGTCGATATCTTGGAATCTGTATGGGCGCCTATTGGGCAGGCAGTGAATACTTTAACATACTCAAAGATGTGGATGCTGTGCAGTACATCACTCGTCCTGGCACAGATACACGTAGACCACATGCCAAGGCTGTGCCTGTTACATGGCAAGGGCAACAAGAACGCATGTACTTTTATGATGGATGTGCGTTAGTGGGCGATGCTGAAAAATTTAAAACTGTGGCTACCTATGCCAATGGTGATGCCATGGCTATCATACAAAAAAACATAGGGCTAATTGGATGCCATCCAGAGAGTCAGCCCAGTTGGTACAACGAATATCACAGCTGGATGAAGCCACACTATCACGGTGGCCGACATCACGAACTGCTGTTGGATTTTGTCAGCGACCTAGGATAATACCGTAGATCTCTTTCCAATCCTTGACTATGGGGTATTCACAGTCATGATGCATGTTATGCCCGTGTTCGATCAATATACTTTTCAGTCCCAAGGCATATCCAACATCTGCGTTTGCAGGCTTGTCTTCGATCCAATACATACCACTATCTTTGTAAGGAGCCAATGCTGCATCTTTGTCTACACCAGTGTCAAGACAGATCACAGTCTCAATGGCATTGCCAAACAGTTTACGTAAGTTCTTTTCTCTAAGTTTCTGTGCGTTTTTGTCTAGGCTCAAACTGGTGATCACCCGGAATTGATATCCGTGTTTCTCGTGCAGTCTTTTAACATAGTGAGCTGAATCACGCAGAGCAGGAAGGAATCCAATAGCAGCTGATTCGTTGAATGTCTTAATGACTTTTTTCGAATCCTTTTCTTCTAGCTCGTTGTAGTGGTGATGCAGATAATAGCTTTTCTTATTATCAGCTGTTAAAGTATAACCGCGTTCTTGCATCCAAACTGAGAATGCCCATTCCCAATCTAGTAGAACACCGTCTGCGTCTGTGAGTATGATTTTGTTTTTCATAGCATATTATAGCATTATTTTAGACCGTTGTCAATAAGATAAGTAAATTATGGATATGATAATCGCAACTTTAATATTGACACACATCACAATAGTGTGTGTCACTCTATTTTTACACCGTAGTCAAGCACACAAAGGAATTGAATTCCACCCAATCTTAAGTCATTTTATGCGCTTTTGGCTGTGGCTCACTACTGGTATGATCACTCGTCAGTGGGTAGCCATACATCGCAAGCATCATAGATTCAGTGATGTGGAAGGCGATCCGCACTCGCCTCATGTGCATGGTTTTTGGAACATACTAGGCCGTGGTGTAATGTACTATGTTCGAGAAGGCAAGAATACTCAAACCATGATTGGTTACGGCAAAGGCACACCCAACGACTGGATCGAGCGTAAATTGTATACCCCATATAACTTCTATGGCATTCTTTTAATGTTGATCATAGATCTCGTATTATTTGGGCCGTGGGGTTTATTAGTATGGGGTATACAACTTGCATGGATACCGTTCTGGGCTGCGGGAGTAATCAACGGAGTAGGCCATTGGTTTGGCTACAAGAACGGAGAAACAAGAGACCAGAGTACAAATATTGTACCATGGGGTATACTTATTGGCGGTGAAGAACTGCACAATAATCATCACATCAATCCAGCTAATCCTAAATTAAGTCGCCGCTGGTTTGAGTTTGACATAGGTTGGATGTGGTTTAAATTATTTGAATCGTTAAGACTAGCCAAACTCGCAAGATAATGTTATGTTTAATAGAATACCAGAACCAGAATTAATGGAAGACCGTGATCAATGTGAGTTCTATAATTACGAGTTTGATGAGGATCCGTCATGCCTTGAAGAATTTATTAAAACATATGATCAGCATGTAGGAATAACCAGCGGAACTATTATAGATTTAGGTTCAGGAACCTGCAATTTTATTATTGAACTATGTAAAACGTATCCAGACATACGTGTTACCTGTTACGAAGCAAGCACAGAAATGATTAAAATAGCAAACAGAAATATAGAATCAAATCAACTTGCAGATCGTATAACCATTGTCGAAGATAATTTGTTTAATGCTATTGGACAGTTTGATGTTGTAATTGCAACCAGGGTATTACATCATGTAAACAAAACACAAGAGTTTTGGAGTTTAATAAACAGACTATCTAATCGTGTGTTAATTTGTGACTTGGAAAGGCCCAATGAATTAGTTGACATTCAAGAGGATTTTCCAATCGATTTAAAAAATTCATTTATGGCAGCATATACCGTAACTGAAGTTGAAGAACAGGTTAAAGATTACAACTACACTGTGTTACAGAAATTGCACAATGATAATTTAAGTTCGTATACCGTGTTTACCAACACAAATACATAGTTCCATTCTTAACAACACCGTATCCTTGTAGTGATATTCTACTAGCGTCAATACCATTGATATCCCTACTTCCTGCTCTGTGTAGTACCCTTTCAGTTTGTACTATCAAAGATCCCGGCGTGTAGTAAATTGTTTGAAATTCTTTTAGTTGACAATTAGGATTACCACAAACATCGCCTATTAAATCTTCATGTTCTTTGCACAGCGGTTTTTCTGTTTCTTCGATATCTCTTCTAGGAAAATTAGATTTAGTTTCAGGATAGAAATCGAAACTAGATTTTCCATCTGTCATCATTAACGTAAAAATATAGTACTCGTCAAAGTAATCATGGAAGTTAGTGAAATCACTGAATTCTTTTTCGTATGGAAAACAAAGTAGTATACTGTCATAGTGCCATACACAGGGTTTAGACGTACCGTTTTGTTTAATAATTTGAAATCCGGGTTTTCCTAAGTGTTTAACGAATTCTACTTTTGGAAAAAGATTTGATAGTTTTTCTTTAAACAACGTGACTGAATTAAAATTATATATGTTGTTGTCTAGATAGTTTCCAGATTGATTTCTCAATAAACTGTTGCCTAAAATATACATATCAGTTTCATCACATTGATACCATAATGATTGATTTTGATAAACTTCTTCAATAGTGTCATCGCACTCTGTACTACTAAAAAAATTTTCTATAAGTTTTATCATGCCAATATTTATCGCTTAAAAGTCATGGCCCAAAGAAAAAGCACCCGAAGGTGCTTTTCTTTTACCACTATGTAATGCTCTATGAGCGGACTTTTATTTCTTCACGCCGCTGTTAACAAATGAATACATTTTTTCGGCGGTTTCTAGTACTTTATCTAAACCTGGAAAAGTTGGCATTGCAACTGTGCTAACGATTTGACCAGTCTTTTCATCGCGAGTAGCAGTCATTTCCCAACCCTGAAACTTGGCATGGAAATCATCTTGTACTAGGCTTTTAGCCATGCCAAGAATGTCTGTGCGGATTTCATATCCGTTCTTGTTGAATTTAACTTCTGGTAGTTTTGGTGTTTCGAATGCGTTTGACATAATAATCTCCTGTGTGTAATGTCTGTGTCTAACAGCTACTTCTTTTTCGCTGTTAGTTTATTATATATGCTTAACAAGAAAAAAACAACTATTTTCTGATTCTGTTTATCCGTTCACGGATGATCTCTATCACGGGTTCTGCCAACACCACTTCATAGTGGTTATAGTCAACGTCAATCAGTTCCATATCTGCATGGTGCCGCTGACTTTGAATGCTAACCACTCCGTCGTTGGCCACAACTATGAAAGGACTGCGACCCTGCACAGTGACCACGTTGCACCAAGGATGCTGCACTTTGATCTTGGCTGCTTCCCGCATGGCCCAGCTGCTGGGACCAATATCACGCATGAGCCTACTGAATGGTAAAAAGTATTGAGCATAGTCTGCTACTTCAGCACCGCCATAGGGTGTGCTTAGTGTAACTGCACCCAACACCTGTGAGGGCAAGTGATGGCTGAGATGCAGAGCATATATGCCACCTAGACTGTGCGCTATGAAAAAACACTGTTTGACCCCAGCCAAACTCTGCTGCATCGCTGCTAGATTGTGTTCAAATCCATCACGACTGTCATAGTTTAGGTCTAGACCCTTGCCCAGTCTAGTTCTGATATGATTGAAGCTTTCGCTGGTGGCATTGGCACCGTGTATATAAACTAAGTTCATAGTGTATATATCTTGCGATGCAACAATTTACTTGGTCATCAAGGCTTTGGCTTCTTCGTATCGGCCCACGCGAGCCAATGCACATGCCGCTCTAGTTTGTCCAATTGATAGGCAAATGTCGTATATGGTGTTTAAGAAGTTTTTCATAGATAAGTTTCCTTTTTGTAGTTAAACTGTTGGATATAGTTTTCTAATTGTGCGGCATCGGTAATGCCTTTGTCTGCTAGATACGCATCTAGACTTGATTGATAGCTGCTACCTGGGAACATTTCACTCAAACGTTCTAGCATAGACTGCATCTTTTCTGATAGATATTTCATTTATTTCCTCTGTAAGTGTGTGTAGCAACATTTGTTCCTACTCAGTATTTACCATGAGAAGTGTTACAACTTGATTAAATAGAACAAACAGTGTATAATATCAAATGATACACAGAGGGTAAATACTTGACTAGGAAAGGCACATGAAACTACATACAAGATCAATCCTGCAGGAATTAAATGAACTGGCAGAAATCCGTAACAAGGATGCACTGTTTGAGAGTCGTGCCACTAATATCATCAATTCAGCTATTAATCTGCTGGAAACATTGAAAAAACACTATACTGCGGAACAAGCGGACGAACTAGAACGTAGACTGTTAAATGCCATACGTGGACAGGATCCTGCCAAATTCACTCGCGGTATACGTAAGATCGCTGAATCTAAAAGAACCAAGAGACCGTTAAATGAATCAGAGTAAACTACTAGAAGGTGGTAATGTGTTCAAGGGTGCAGACAAGCAGCCTCTGACACAGCGCATAGCCACTGCAGATGTAGAAAGCACAGTGGACTACATCGAAAAGATCACTGGACTGGACTTTACCAAAGAGAAAGATCTAGACGACAAGAAGCCAGTGAAATGGTTGGGCACTACTGGACGCAAAGAAGATCCAGATGGCACCTTTGAACGTAACAGTTCGGGAGATCTAGACCTCAGCGTGGATGCCAATGAAGTAGACAAAAGAACCTTTGCCGACAAGTTGATATCACAGTTTGGCAAAGAGAATATCAAACTCAGCGGCGATAATGTGCATTGGAAGGTTCCTATCAACGGTGATTCAGCCAATGGATTTGTACAAGCAGACTTCATGTTCTCCGCCAATCCCAAGTTCCAACAGGGTAGTATGATCGCCGGTGGTGGAGAGTATCGTGGCGAACACCGTCACATCATACTGAGTTCCATAGCCAGAGCCAAGAACATGAAGTACAGTCCCAAG